TCAAATCCTTTCGCCCCGACATTGCTTCAAAAGGAGCCCTTCGGCGAGAACGTCGAAGGGCTTTCTTTTTGTAGTGACGAGACTTGCGTCACTCAATGTGCGTTTCAATAAGATCGCGTCCAGAATCTCGCGTCGGCCCGCCTTATCCGAAACTTCCCATCGTTCAGCGGCCATTTGGGCCAGATCAAAGACCTTTACGGCCTGTTCAAATCCAGTCAGTGGGTACGCCTTGCTGGTCTGGATGTCCTCCTGGACCTTCGTCGATTCTTCTTTGAACTGGGCGCTCTTGGCGGTGAAGGTCGATTTGTCGACCGTCCCGGCCAGGTAGGCGTCCAGCAGTCGCTGCTGCATGGCCTCCAGGTCGGCCAGGCGGCGACGCAGAGCCTTGAGCCGCTCCTCGCGCATCAAGGCCTCGTCACCACAGGAGGCCACAAGCTTCTCGCGGAACCACTGGCGGTCCGTGTCGTTCTGGATGCGCAGCGACTGCAGATCGGTCAGGATGGCCTGTTCGAGCTGGTCCTCGCGCCAGCGCACCACTGGGTGGTCCTTGTCGGGGTAGACGTTGGCGCAGCGGTAGTAGACGTAGATGTGGACGTTGCCGTTCTTGCAGCGGCGGATGACCCGCTCGGCGGTGATGCCGAATCCGCAGTGGCCGCAGACGAACATGCCCGCGGCCAGGTAGTGGTTGACCTTGTTGGTGCGGCGGTTCTTGCGCTTGAGCAGGCGCTGGCACTCCTCGAACGTGGCCTTGTCGATCAGCGGCTCGTGCTTGCCCAGGTACAGCTCGCCCCGGAAATGCACCAGCCCGGTGTAGAACGGGTTGTTGAGGATGTACGCGACGGCGTTGCGGTGGAAGCGCGGCTGGCTGGGTCGGTAGATGGTGCCCTCCCGCTGCATGAGGTCCCCGATCTGCTCGTAGGTCACGGTGCCCGTGGCGTACAGCTCGAAGATGCGCTGCACGGCCTTGGAGTTGACCGGGTGCAGGCGTATCGCGTTCTCCCGGTCGCCCTTGGCATTGACGTATCCATAGGCTGCCAAGCCCGGTGCCCATCCTTGGCGAACCTTCTCCTCGATGCCCTTGAGCACCTCGGTGCGAAGGTTGTCGGAGTAGTACTGGGCGACGGCGGCCATGACGTTGAACGACAGCGCCCCGGCCGCCCCGGGTCCGAACTGGTTCTCGACGAACGCGAGCTTCACCCCGCACTGGTCTTCCATTTCCTGGAGCCGCACGGCGTCGCGCATGTTGCGGCAGGCACGGTCGAGCTTGTGGGCAAGGATGAATTCTATCTTCAGCTTGCGGGCGTTGGCGCGCACCCACTTGAGCATCTCATTGAACGCCACGCGTTCGACTCCGCGTTTGGCCGACTCAGCCACGACGAACTCGCGGGCAACGTTCCACCCTTCCTTCGACGCCCGTTCCCGCGTCAACCGCAGTTGGGCGTCGATGGAGTAGCCCTCGCGCTGCTCGCGCGAGGAAACCCGTGCCCAGATGACGCAGTTGCTCATGTCTTTTGGCCTCCGATCCGCATCAGCACTTGTGCCAGACGTTTGACGTTCATGAGAATCTCCACGGCTTCGGCGTCGGATAGTTCGTACCCGTAGCGCGGCGACCAGTGCCGCCGCGTGTCCTCGACCAACGCTTGCGTGATCCAGGCCGCCCCTGGCTGGTGGCGGGCGGCGACGGCGGTCGCGGGTCGTTCCGACGCTAGTTCCGGGTGACACCCTTGCTCAGGTGGCGCAAGTAATCCAGTCGTTTCCGAGGGCATGTGCATGGCTTTCCTCCGTGTGAAATCAGGCCTGTTCCGTGTCTTGGCTGTAGTCGGGATCGATCCACGCCCGCAGCCCGGCGGCGGTGAAAGCCGCGCGGATGCGGACGATGGCCCTGGAGATGGTGTCGCGGCCGCAGCCCAGTTGCTGGGCGATGACCTTGACCGTGAGGCCGTCGGCCAGGCCCTGGCAGATCCTGCGGTCGCGGGCCGAGAGCGTGGCCATCGCGGCGGCCAGGTCCATCCGCAGATCGACCGGCTCGGGTTGGGTGACGTGGTGGGGCCAGACGGGCCGGCTGTATCCCGAAGCGCCGGACATGACCTGCAGGCGCTCGAGGCGCTTCTGATAGCGGTACTTGGCGCGGAGGTACGCCTTGATCTGGCGGTCGATCAGGCCCGTCATCGCGGTGGTGCGTGACGCGCCGTTAGATCGCGAGGCGTCATACTGGAACTCGGAGAGTTTGGGGACGATCTGCTGCTGGAGGTCATCGATCTCGTCGCGGCCGATCCGCAGACGCCTGGCGCGGCTGACCACGAGACGGGGCACTTCCTGTTCAACGACTCCGACGTAGCTGTTGGCAAGCATGACTGGGCCTTTCCTTTCAGGGCCGTTTGCGTCGCGTCGAGACGCTCTCGACGTCACACGTGTCATGCTCCGCGCTTTACTCGGCCAGGTATGTCGTCCCGGCGCTGCGCCGCCCAACTCATCTGCGCCGCACATGTGGCGCATTAGTGGTTCACGCGGCGCATCGCTCAGCCCATATGTGGCGCATGTGTGTTTGCTGGGTCACATCTCCGTGGCCGAGCAAGTTTCACCGGCAGCGGCAAACAACGGGTGTCCGCGTCGCGGGTTGCCAACGACCCACCCGACGCCCAGTTGGAGAGCCGCCGATGAACGCACTCGCACGAAGAACCGACCCAAGCACGTCGCACCAAGCCGCTGAAGAAGTGGAAGCCAGCGGCCGCGCCGCCAGCCAACGCCATCTCTGCCTGATCGAGGTCTGGAAGACCCCCGGCAAGACCGCCGCCGAGATCGCGGTGGCCGCCGGTCTGGAACGTCACGTCCCATCGCGCCGTCTGCCGGAGCTGCGCAGCGCCGGACAGGTCATCAACGGACCCGAGCGCCTCTGCACGGTCACCGGCAACCCCAGCATGACCTGGCTGCCCGCCACGGAGGTGAAGTGATGGTTCCCACCGCCCTGTCCTCACTGTTCGTGTTTGAGCCAGCGGATGCATATCACGCAGCCGCAAGGGACCACCTGGGCAGCCACGGCCTGGCCGACTTCCGCAAGTCCCCGCTGCTGCACCACTGGAAGCAGACGGGCCTGGCGCAGGACGAGGATCGCCCGGCCTACCTCGTCGGTCGAGCCGCGCACACGCTGATCCTCGAGGGCCGCGAGAAGTTCCTGGCCGAGTACGCCATCGGCGGTCCGATCAACCCGCGCACCGGCGAGATGTACGGCGCGAACACCAAGGCCTTTGCCGAGTGGGCCGACGCACAGGGCAAGTCCGTTCTCACGGACAAACAGGCCCAGCAGATCGAGCAGATGGCCGCTGGCGTGCTCTGCCATGAACTGGCGCGACAGATGCTGGCCAGCGGTGTGGCCGAAGCCGTGCTCCGCGCGACCTGGCACTCCGTCCCGTGCCAGGTGCGGATCGACTGGTTCTCCCACCTGGCCGGGGCGGCCATCGTCGACCTCAAGACCGCCGACGACCTGACGTACTTCGAGGCCGACGCACGCCGCTACGGCTACCCGCACCAGCTGGCCTTCTACCGGTCGATCACCGCGACCGCCGCCGGGGGCGATCCTCGCGACCTGCCGGTCCACCTGATCGCCGTCGAGAAGAAGGAACCGTTCCGCTGCGGCGTGTGGCGGATGGGCGAGGACGTGCTGGCCATCGCCCAGAAGGAAAACGAGGAGGCGGTCAAGCGCCTGCGGCGTTGCCGCGACAGCGGCGTCTGGCCCAGCGGCTACGAGGATCTCCGCACCTTCGACTGGATGTGATCCCCCGGACCCCCGGAATCCCAGACTTCAACCTCTGAAAGGAGCACACGAGCATGAGTCTTCTATCCCAACTGCATGTCGGCAAGCGCCCGGCCCCGCGCCGCTGCATGATCCACGGCGTCCAGGGCGTCGGGAAGAGCACCTTCGGCGCGACGGCGAGCAAGCCCGTCTTCGTGCAGACCGAAGACGGCCTGGGCGAGATCGACTGCGCCAAGTTCCCGCTGGCCCGGTCGTTCGGCGAGGTGATGGACGCCCTGAATGAACTCCGGGGGCAGCCCCACGAGTTCGAGACGGTCGTTCTCGATTCGCTGGACTGGTTGGAGCGGCTGATCTGGCAGGAGGTCTGCACCGCCGAGAACGTCAGCAACATCGAGAAGATCGGCTTCCAGAAGGGCTACACCTTCGCGCTGAACTACTGGCGGAAGTTCCTCGATGCCCTGGACGCCCTGCGGCGCGATCGCGGCATGGCCGTCATCCTGATCGCCCACACCAAGATCGAGAAGTTCCAGACGCCCGAGGACTCGGCCTTCGACCGGTTCACCCCGCGCCTGCACAAGCTGGCGGCCTCGGTGGTCATGGAATGGAGCGACGAGGTGCTCTTCGCCACCTACTCGACCGCGACCGACCCCAAGAAGATCAAGAACGTCACCGAGCCAGAGCGGGTGATGCGTACCTGCGAAGGCCCGACCCACGTCGCCAAGAACCGGCTGCAGATGCCCTACGAGTTGCCGCTGGAGTGGGCCGCTTACGACTACTTCGCCCAGCAGGCCCATCCCCGGAATCAGCCCCGGCATGAAGACCAGGCGTCGTCCCCCCAACCCGACAGTCAGCCGTCGAACTGACACTTCCCTTTTGAACAAGGAGATTCACGCATGGCCAACCTCAATGGATTCAACGCATCACAGGTCGAACCGTCCCAGGACTTCGAGCCGATCCCCGCGGGCAAGTACCTGGCGGTGATCACCGAGTCGGAGATGAAGCCCACGAAGAACGGCGGCGGGCAGTATCTGCAGCTGACGCTGCAGATTATCGAGGGCCCGCACAAGGGCCGCTACGTCTGGGCGCGGCTGAACCTGCACAACGCCAACCCCACCACGGTGCAGATCGCCAGGCAGGAACTCTCGGCCATCTGCCGGGCCGTGGGCGTAATGACGCCCAATGACAGCGTCGAGCTGCACAACGTCCCGCTGGTGGTCACGGTCAAGCTCAAGAAGCGCGACGACACCGGGGAGATGACCAACGAGGTGCGTGGCTACGCCAAGCGTGAAGCCGCCGTGACCAGTGCAGCCCCTGCGCAGGCGAACAACCCCACCCCGCCGTGGCGGCGCTGATGCCGGAACGACGATCCCCTCCCTCCCACGGGCCTCCCGGCGGCTGTTCTTGCCGTCGGGAGGTCCGCTTCGGGGCCAACGGGCATACGGAGACACGGGTGTTAGAGTTGGAACTGCCATACCCGCCGTCAGTTAACCACTACTGGCGGCACTTCCGCGGGCGGACGGTGATCAGCCATAACGGGCTGATCTTCCGCGACGCGGTGCGGGCCATCCTGGCCCGGTGCGGTGTGCGCCCGTTGGCCGGGCGGTTGGCGGTCTCCATCGAGGCGTTCCCGCCCGACCGGCGTCGGCGGGACCTGGACAACCTGCTCAAGGCCTTGGGCGATGCGCTCGAGCACGGCGGGGCCTTCCACGACGACAACCAGATCGTCTGGCTGCTGATCGAGAAGGCGACCGTCGTGCGCGGCGGCAAGGTCGTGGTTCGCATTACGGAGAGGCGATGACCCAGGCGATCAAGGACAACCCAGCGGTCTCTCCAGGCGAGCTGCTCGGCGCGGCGTTGCGATATTGCGCCGTGGCCGACTGGTTCGAGGCGCATCCATGCACATGGCAGCGGCAGATGTCCCTGTCAGAGGCGATGGACGTGTTCAACCGCGTCGAGGCCGAGCTGCGCGAGGTCGGGGCCAAGTCGCTGCGCCGACATGGACACCGCAACCTGGTGCTTGCGGGCGTGGGCATTCCGGAGGAGGCGCGGTGAGCCTGTTCACGCCCGAACACAAGCCCATGACGCTGCGGCCGTACCAGATCGAGGCCGTCGAGGCGGTCTATCGCCATCTGCGTGATCGTGACGACAACCCCTGCGTCGTGATCCCCACCGGGGGCGGCAAGACGCCGGTGATCGCCACGATCTGCTCGGACGCGGTGACGCGATGGAATGGGCGGGTGCTGATCCTGGCGCACGTGAAGGAACTGCTGGAGCAGGCAAGAGACAAGCTCGACCATGTCTGCCCCGGCATCCACGTCGGCATCTACTCGGCGGGCCTGAAGCGCCGGGACACGGAGCACCCGGTCATCATCGCGGGCATCCAGTCGGCCTATCAGAAGGCCGAGCATCTGGGCCGCTTCGATCTGGTCATCGTCGATGAATCGCACATGATTCCGATGGACGGCGACGGCATGTACCGCCGCTTCCTGGAGGGCGCTCGCGCGGTCAACCCGCACCTGCGGGTAATTGGTCTGACAGCCACGCCCTTCCGCATGTCGTCGGGGCCGATCTGCGTGCCGCCGCCGGATGGGATTCTCAACGCCATCTGCTACGAGATCGGAGTGCGGGAACTGATCCGCGACGGCTACCTGTCGGCGCTCAAGTCCAAGGCCGGCAGACTCAAGCCCGACACCAGCCAACTGCACGTGCGAGCGGGCGAGTTCGTCGCCGACGAGGTCGAGGCCCTGATGGACCAGGAGATGCTGGTCCACTCAGCTTGCCGGGAGATCGTCGAGCACACACGGGATCGCCAGGCGTGCCTGGTGTTCGCCTCCGGCGTCAAGCACGGTCAGCACGTCACGCGGATGATCGAGGAGATCTCCAGGGGCCAGGGCGAGTGCGGGTTCATCGATGGCCAGACGCCCACACTCTACCGCGACCAACTGATCCGGCGCTTCCGCGACGGCGAGTTGAAATACCTGGTCAACGTGAACGTGCTGACCACGGGCTTCGACGCGCCCAACGTCGACTGCGTGGCACTGCTGCGCCCGACGATGTCGCCGGGGCTCTACTACCAAATGGTCGGGAGGGGTTTCCGGCTCTGCGAGGGCAAGGCCGACTGCCTGGTACTCGACTTCGGCGGCAACGTGCTGCGCCACGGCCCGGTGGATGCGATTCGCATCGCCGACGCGCCCGCCAAGGGCCCGGGGGAAGCACCGGCGAAGGAATGCCCGCAGTGCCAGGCCCTGATCGCCACGGGCTACGCCGCCTGCCCCGAGTGTGGGCACGAGTTCCCGCCCCCTGAGCGTCGCAGGCATGAGGCCACGGCCGATGAGGCGGGCATCCTGTCGGGCCAGGTGGCCCTCACCGAGCACGGGGTGCGGGACGTGTATTACAGCGTCCACGTCAAGCGCGACGCGCCGCCCAACGCCCCCCGCTCGATGCGGGTCGACTACGAGATCGGCTACCACCAGCACCAGTCCGAATGGGTCTGCCTCGAGCACAGCGGCTACGCGCGGCAGAAGGCCGAGGCGTGGTGGCGCCTGCGTTCGTGCCTGCCGGTCCCGGACAACGTTGATGACGCGGTGGCGATGGCGACCGCCGGGGCGCTGGCGCCTGTGCTGTCGATCAAGGTGCGCTCGGTGGCCGGGGAGAAGTACGACCGCATCGTGGACCACGAGCTGGGGGCCAAGCCCGATCCGGCAGACCTGAGTCTGCCCGAACCCGACGACGTTCCCGAGTACGTGCCGGCAGACGACGGTATCCCGTTTTAGAGGAGCGAACCAGACGACCCATGAACCTGCTTGAAGCCGCCATCTTGTATCAGCAAGCCGGGCTGTCGGTCCTGCCCGCCCGCCGGGCCGAGAAACGCCCCGCCGTCGGCTCGTGGAAACAGTATCGGCAGCGACCACCCACCGAGGCCGAGGTGTCGGCGTGGTTCGCCAACAACCCGGACGCCTTGTGCATCCTCTGCGGGCGTGCCTCGGGCAACACCGAGATCATCGACTTCGACGCCGGTGGCGAGCTATTCGCGGCCTGGTGGAAGCGCATCCCGCCCGGCCTGCGCGACAAGCTGGTCGTCGAGGGCACCCCGTCAGGCGGCTACCACGTCGACTATCGCTGCGTGGCCGAAATCTGCGGCAACCTCAAGCTGGCACAGCGGCACGACGGCCAGAAGGTCGTCACGCTCATCGAGACCCGGGGTGAAGGCGGTCTGTTCCTGTGCGCGCCGACCCCCGGTTATGAACTCATCCAGGGCGACCTGTGCGATCCGCCCGTCCTCACCGAGGCCGAGCGGGACGTGCTGCTGCAGGCGGCTTGGGAGTTGAACGAGTATCTGCCGCCGGTGGTCGATGGCCCAAAAGTGGGGCAACGCACCGCGCCGTCGGCCGACACGTCGCAGAGGCCCGGCGACGACTTCAACGCTCGCGGCGATGTGCGAGCCGTGCTTGAACGCTGCGGCTGGTCGTGCGTGCGCCGTGGTGAGAATGAGTACTGGCGTCGGCCCGGCAAACCGCACGGCTGGAGCGCCACGCTCAAGGACGGCGTGCTCTACGTCTTCAGCGCCAACGCCGCCCCCTTCGAGCCCAACCGGGCCTACTCGCCCTTCGCCGTTTACACCATGCTCGATCACGGCGGCGATTACGCACGCGCCGCCTCCGTGCTGCGGTCCGAGGGATACGGGGCCTCGTCAACCCCGCCATCGACTGCGGCGATGGGCCGGGCAGCGGCCCCGCCTCCGCTGCAACTGCAGCCCCTGACAGTGCGCGACTTGGTGGGCAAGTACCCCGATCTGCGCCGTCCGGTCATCCACGGCCTGCTGCGCGAGGGCGAGACGATGAACATCATCGCCAGTCCAAAGACCGGCAAGAGCTGGCTGGTCACCGATCTGGCTCTGTCCATCGCCACGGGCCGGGATTGGCTGGGGCAGTTCCGCTGCGAGCGCGGCGAGGTGCTGATCCTCGACAACGAGCTGCACGGCGAGACCAGCGCCCATCGCATTCCAAGGGTCGCCGTCTCGCGGCAGGTGCCCGTCGACGCCTACGCCGACCGCGTCTGGGTCCAGAACCTGCGCGGCTACCTGCAGGACGTGTTCACACTGGGGGCGTACTTCGGGTCGCTCGAACCGGGCCGGTTCAAGGTGATCATCCTGGACGCCTTCTACCGGTTCATGCCCCGTGACATGGACGAGAACGACAACGGCACGATGGCGTCGCTCTACAACCACATCGACCGCTACGCCGACCGGCTGGGCTGCTCGTTCGTGCTGATCCACCACACCACCAAGGGCAACCAGTCGGGCAAGAGCATCACCGACGTAGGCGCTGGAGCGGGTAGCCAGAGCCGGGCCACCGACACGCACATGATCCTGCGGCCGCACGAGCAGCAGGACGCGGTCGTGCTCGACGCCGCCGTCCGCTCCTGGCCGCCGGTCGCGCCGCGATGCCTGCGCTGGTCGTTCCCGGTCTGGTCGGCGGCCGATGACCTGGACCCGGCACAGTTGCGGTCCGAGGGCGGCAAGAAACGCGGCGAGAAGAAGGACGAGTGGTCGCCCGAGTCGTTCGTGGAGGCGTTCGTCGACGATGAGCCGGCGACGCGCTCGGCCATCATCGGCAAGGCGGTGCGCGCGGGCCTGTCCAAGTGGGCCTCCGACAACCTGCTCCGCATGGCCGACGCCGATGGGCTGATGGTCCGCCAGGGCGATGGCAAGCGCAACGAGCCCTTCACCTATCAGCGCGCCGCGACACCCCCAGAAGGCGAGGAGGGCCAGCCATGAGGTTTCGTTTTGTGAATCGTTCTGCGCGCACAAACCAAGTCGCTGGCGGTTTCGTTTTGTGCGCTCCA